GCTAACTCAGTAATTCTATCAATAGCAGTCTGAGCTACCTCTCTCTTGTCCTGTGGCATAGCCTTTTCAACTATCTCAGAAATCTTTTCCATAGCTAATTTCTTCAACTCGATAGGGTCCACTGGTTCAACTGATACCACAGGGGTTAAGGCTGTGGTTCCAGCATTAACGACACCTGATCCCATACCCAACCTGTCCATCTCCTCTAGTAAGGACCTGACAGCCAAACCTGGAAGGATCTTCAAGGCTGGGCTATTATCAGGAATATCAGAATCGGGATCGTTGATACCCATGAGGGCCTCATGGTGAAGATCGAGTATTCTCCACAGATCCTGATCCCTATTGTAGACTACACGGTAACGAGCAAACTCTGAACTTAGAACTCCATCGAAATTATAGAGGGGCATTACTTACTCTCCTTTGCGTACTCTGCACTAATATCTTCGACTACTCCATAGGTAACCTTACCAACATCATAGAATACTGTGGCAGACCTAACTAGTTTGTGATTTGAAAAGTAATCAACACGGATATCAGGTTCGGGCATCCTAAAATTAGTTTCTTCCATTGCTCTCCTTTTCTGCGACTGTTCTATTATCATTATACCACGTCGCAGCCACCTTAGTCAACTATTTTCTCCACCCAGGTATGCCCCTCTCTCGACCATTTGGTGCGACAGATAAGACATAACTTTTCCATACCCTCTTTTTCATTAGACCTTACTCCCCTAGCACGATACTCTAAGCCAATATGAGTATCACACTTCGGGCACTTATCTACATCTTCAGGTACCTCAGCTTTGAACAGGCTGTTTATTCTATCACTGTAGGTATCATCATCGTAGATCTTTGTACGTGGGTCTGTATTAGGGTCACTCTTTGGTCTCTGCAGTGAACCCAGGTCTGCCAATGGAGCCCCCTTAGGCTCATAGTAGGCCATAGCGATAGAATCGGCCCGATCAGGAGACTTCCCTATTCGCTTCTTCATTTCTTTCTTGTCTTCTATTTGTATCTTACCGTTACTAAACTTGTACTTGATCTTACTCAGCTCATCAATAAGTAGGTCAGACTTGGGGATAGATATGGTCCCACTCTTAAATCTATTTCTCAATGTGTAATACATCTCCGCCCTAGTATTCACATACATAGTAGTATCTGATGCCTTAGAGGATGCGTTAATGGCTTTCACATACTTTTCACGATGACGTAGGAAGTCAATAGGGGACCCACCAATACCAATCTCATCTACGTTAACTTGAGAGGCATCGATTCCAAACTCAGACATGATCTCTTCAACCTTATCTGCTAGGAAGAACCCATCTAGGGAGTTATAAGCTTTTTGTAGTAGAGTTGTGTCACCTTTTCTCACGGTAAGAACACTTTCATCTGTACCGAATCGAGCTACATCCACTCCTAACCATGTCTTATCTTCAACACCTCCTATCAACTTTGCATCAGTAGCCTTCTCTATCCACGGAAGAGGAATTAACGTGTCCTCTGAGATAGGTGGGAAATCTCCCCTGACCCTCACCATATAGAGAGGGCTGTCTGGACCATAGGTCTTATACATGTTGTAGGCCCACTCAGGCGATGTAAGATAGGGGCGTGGTAAAGGGCCAGTGATCTTATCTTTCCATGTCGTATTTTTAAAGTCCTCTTCTGTGACCCCGTATGCTGTAAAATTTGGGGTATCGAAGGCGCTGATATGAAAGGTAGTATATATAGACCCCTCCCTAAAACTATCGCCAAATAATGTGGCTTCGTCATTGGGGTTCCCGATAAGTAATAGTCTTACCAGCCTACCAGAGGACAGCAATCCTTCAATGGCTTCAAAGATAGGTCTAGCTACACCTGAGTTTCCAGACCACATACAGTATCCATTTCTTCTCGTAAAGATTAGATGATGAGGTTCTACCGAAACGCAGTAGACATTACCCTCATAATGTACATCTTTAACACTATTCATGTGTAACCAAATATTAGATCGTTCTTTACTTCTAGTTACTACGAATCCATCTACAGAGGCTCTGACGGTATGATCTTTGATCCATGTGCTCTTTCCTAACAGCCTTCTCTTATGCATAAATGATGTATACCCAGTTTTTAGGCACAGTTCATGTAAATCAGTTGCTAGCTCTTTTGATGAAGTGTAGTATACGTCCACATTGTTCTTCTTATACCCGTCTCCCATCCTAAATGCATCCAAAAACTCCTCTATTAATTCAGGAGATAGCTCTCGTAAATATTGCGGTACTCTCTTATTCAGACACTTTCCTAACTGAGACAGCTCTTCGACTAGGGGTCGTGATTGTATCCTTATTTCAGTGCTGCCACCAGGTACTTTTCTGCTGTATTCCTTGTAGGGCAGACCCAAATCAGTGATACACTTTTCTATGTCATCTATTTTATCCCTATACTTCTGCGTAATAGATACGGCATAGCCGCTGCTGTCGCAGCAGCCCTCGGATAGATACCACCCAAGAAATCTGCACCAGGGTTTCATAGGAACAGTTATGTCATCCCATGTTTTCCTCACACCAGCGTAACCTTTGATAGTATATTCCTGTCTTTTTTCTCCAGTCCAGTTCAAAGTTCTCCCCATTATAGAGACCTTGGAGTTAGGGATGTCCCCTACTTTTCGCAGTGCCCAATTAACTTCCCCAGTTGTAGCAGTCCTAAAACCAGCAAATAGATTATGGTTCGGAGTGATAGAAAAATTACACCCCTTAATGTCCACTTCCTTCATATACCCCCTGTACGGGTACACATGATATTCAGTTGGCTGGCTGTAATACATAACCCCACCTGGGCCATCCTTAGTTGCTACTAGGTCCCCCAAGGTTAGGTCTTGAAAATATTTCCAGCCATTATTAGTAAGGATCTCAGTATCAGATCGGAAACACGCCTCGTCTACGATTATAAGTATATTTTGGTTATGGTAGCCCTGTAGCGTTTCTGGTCTATCTTCATCAACTGCAAATCCAAGTCCAACCCACTTCTCCGTCTCACTCATAGACAGTTTAGTTTGAAGCAGTCTTCCCCCTAGGGGTTTCTTCGCCTTGTGATAGATGTCATGAATTTCTGCCCAGATCACTTCCTTAGCCTGTCGTCCACCAGGAGCGGTAGTAATCACAGTAGAGGGACGATAGGTATGTAAGAATGTAAGGGCAATAGCTGCAGCTGAGAACGAGTTATGTTCATAGAATTCAGATAGGAACGTACCTGTTTCTGGAACAGTTATCGCTACGGTTTTCCTATTACCCACATCCTCGATCTTAGTAACTTTCTCCCACCTGAGGCAGCTCGGTAGACCCCACATTGACCAATAGGAATCACCTCTGCCCTTCTGTGCTTTGCACCCTGCTCGTCTACTTTGTGTCTGCTGTCTGTACTCTTTACCTAGTACTGATATTTCTTGATTAAAACGTAATGTATCTCTCTTTCTCCATATATTCAAATGCCAATAGTTACCTGATTTTTTCTCTCCTTTGTGTGTCCAAGAGTGGCTCCAACATCCGATCCTAGAGAAAATACCAAATCGTAGTAGTAGCGTCTTAAGGTCCCTCACTAAGGTTTCTGATTTAGAGACATACCCAATAACCGTAACACCCTCACCTGACTTTTTTGTATCGTATTTCTTACCCGTAGAAATCCAGCCATCGCAGGAGTACATACAGGATAGAAATAATGCCTGTTGTCTCTTAGGTAGGGAGAATATGATATCAGGAATAAACTTCCTATCAGACAACTGCCTTAAGTTATATTTAGCCATTAGGTTCCCAAAGGTTACCTGTGAGGTATCCCTAGCAATGGTTTTGCTGCCCCTGTTATATTTGTAGCCTAGTCTAGCACAGCTGCCTATAAAGTCATCTAATACTTTCCCCTCGTTTTGGGTAAACTGACACATCCCGGCCTTAGTATAGCCTTCCGTGATCATGTACGCAAGTACTTTAACTAGATCGTCAGAAACAAGAGACGTGCAGTCTGAAGGGTATTCATCTACCACAGCAACATACTCCCCTACTTCTGTCTTTTCTATCTCTTTCCACTCTCCGCGAGACAATCTCCTCGATTCCTTCATATAGAGAGGATGGTTAAATGTCCTAGTGCATGAGAACCCGGACTCGGTTTCCAATTTGAAACATCTCTGTATCCCATTCGGTACCGCACCAGCCACAGTTTTCTTGGGGTATCCCTGGTCAATGGTATATAAATCAAATGATTTATTTACGAGGTCCTTTGCTCTCTCTCTCCCGTTAGCCAGATACACCCACTCATTCTCGTCTACACACTTGCTACTAGCATGGCAGGATCTTACCGTAGTCCTACCATTAGCCCAGACGGAATCAATAATCTGGCTAGGTATTTCCCATTGATCAATACCCAAGACATCCTTCAGAAATCCGTTAGGATTATTCTGATATTCTGGATAGTAAACAACATTGTCTCCAGATCTAGTCTCCAGAGCGTCTGCTATGTTAGCAAATGCCTGAGATATACTAATGAGTTCTTTCTTACCTGCCACTATCTGCCGACCTTTTCAATACCCATTCTGTATAGATAGAACATAAACTTTCCGAGTTCAAAACTGCAGCACCCTGAATTAAGGTGCAGTCCTACATCAAACCAATTGTAATCATTTACATACTCCAGAAAAATCCTATCTCCCACGTAGGTTGAATGATCATGTATACGTGGAGTAGTAATAATGAGTCGATACCACCACAGAGAGATAGTAAACTCGTCAACATGGTGGCTAAACTCCAGGTGCTTCCACTGGCTTATCTTATCAAAGTTAAGCATACTCATATTTACATTCCTAAGTTCTGATATCTTACTGTGAGTTCTCTCAGATCCCTAATGATATCGTCCCTTACAGCACGATCAGTAACTCGTCTCTCTAGGATATCAATTAGGTCTCCCACTAACTGTACAGCGACCATACCTGTCATAATATTGCGCTTTCCCTTAATCGCCATGTCTACCATCTGTGCTGCCTCAAGTCCAGACCGCACAGGAACATCTACCTTTAATCTTCCTACATCAGCTATATCATCATAAGCCTGTAAGTGTTCTTCAGTCATTTCCTTGATGGTCTTACCAGCCTTGGCAATATCCTTATTTGCTACGATCATAGCTGAACCAGTGGAGGTATCCCAGTTATACTTCTTAGAGTATTTTCGTATCCCTGCTTCAGATATCGTTTTTCCCTCAAACATAACTGCGAATTCTCTTGTAATCTGTAAATAGGTTTTGTGGAGAAGAACTTGTTCTTTGACCCATTGAATCTCTCCGTCACTAAACTTAGTTCTAAACCCCTTTTCTTTCTTAGTTACTTTCTTGGTCATTCCACATCTCCTCAGCTTCTTCTGGAGTACAGGCTACTGGTCCACCCCAACCACACTTACACTTTACTTTCCATAGCCCACCAGCAAACGGCCACAGTCCTGCAGTAAGATCTCCACAGACATCGCAAGGTTTCAAATTACATGAACTACACATACTAATCTCCTAACTAATGACATTACTACCCTGGTCTCCACCAACAAACCTACTGAAGTCAAGGTGCCCACTTATCTTAGTGTCTGAGTAGGACGCACACTCAGTAAGATTGTAAAGGATACCAGAGGCTCCCTCAATTCTCTTGCCACGCAAAAATACTGCGTCCCTGTCACAGGTACCACAATAGGTGTCCTTTAAGAATACATTCTGATCAGGTTTCTCTTCCCCTAGGTGATGTTTCTCTCCCTCTGGTAGGGGCTTGTAATGTAAACATCCAGTCTTGTTGCAAAATAATTGGGTCATTTATAACCTCCTTCTCCCATACCGGTTTCGTATGCTTTCTACAGTGGACAAACTCCTGAGTCGCACTTAATTGGGGCGTCCTTACGCGACCCCTGACGGTACACGGTGACACCCTTTAGCTGCATCTCATAAGCCAGCTTGTATACATTAGCTACATCCCCTACCGTGGCACTTTCAGGTAGGTTAATAGTCTTGGAACACGCTAGGTCTACCCAACACTGAAACGCCTTCTGCATCTTCAGATGATTAAGAGGACTAATTTCTAATGCCGTCCTTACTGAGGCAGAGGTATACTTCTTAGACATAACCAGATCCCCATCTAGAACCTTCCTAGTGTATTCCCTACTAAAAATAGGCTCAATAGAGTTTGAACAATTAGCCAAGATAGATATACTACCAGTAGGAGCTATTGACATTACCGTGGCATTTCGGAACTTATTCTTTCTCCTACGGTAACAGGGCGCTGGTCCCTTTTCGACAGCGAGTGCCTGACTAGTTCTCTCTGCTACGGACATCATGAATCCAGCCAACTCATAGGCTAGACATCTGGCTGGCTGGGTATCATAAGGAACCCCTAGCATCAGGAGGGCATCTGCCCACCCCATTATCCCCAATCCTACTTTCCTAGTCTGTTTAGTAGTATCAGATATGCGAGGGTCTGTGAAGTCGTTGACTGTAATCATGTTATCTAAGAATCGAATACTAGTCTCTACTACTTCAGCCAGCCTAGGATAATCAAAGGTTCTGTTCTTAACATCTACAAAGTTAGTAATATTGATAGAGCCTAAATCACAGGACTCAAAGTTCCGTAGGGGAGATTCCCCACAGGGATTAGTCCCTACTATATCTCCTACCCACGGCACTGTGTTATACCTGTTAGCGGTGTCTACAAAGAATACCCCAGGTTCGCCAGTTAGCCACGCCTGATAGATCAGAGCATCCCATATCTCCTGGGGATCTATCTGAGTCTCAGACACTGACTTTGGGTCTACTAGTGTAAACTGAGACCCCTTTCGAAGGCAATCCATAAACTCATCGGTTACTGACGCGGAGATATTGAAGGATGAGAAGTCTTCAGTCGATTCCTTACAAGAGATAAAGCTCATAATATTAGGGTGACCAATATCAAGTAATCCCAAGTTTGCACCACGTCGTCTACCACCCTGAGCAACTACATCTGTAGCCACACCAAAGGCTCTCATGAATGACACCGGACCACTAGCATATCCTCCTGAAGATGTGACAGCTGTATGTCTTCCTCTCAGTCTGGAGAATGATAGACCAGTGCCCCCACCACTTTTGTGTATCAATGCGGTGAGTTTCACCATATCGAATATCCCCTCGATTGAGTCAGGTATCTCTAGGAGGAAACAAGCTAGTAATTGCTGGTTATCTGACCCTGCATTCATTAGACATGGGGAGTTGGGCAAAAAGTCTAAGTTATTCATGGACTTGTAGAACTTGTACTTCCATGCTTCCCTATCACTTGTCGTTTCAGGATCAGACACAGCTGTAGCTACACGGTTAAGCATAGCATCAGGAGTTTCTATACACTCCAAAACTTCATTCTTTCGTAGGTATCTAGCCTCAAGTAATTTAATCGCATCTGGACTCCAGTTCGCCAATCTATTTCTCCCCTCTCTGTTGATACATTATACAACTAATAAACTTAGCTTGGTTTCACCGTATCGAGCACACCATAGGCTTAACACACAGCTGTCATAGTAATGTTGTTCCTTGATATCGATAGGAAAATTTTCCAGAGAAATTACCCATTCTCGTATTCCGTCTTTTCCTATTTTCCCATCTCCTAGCATATCCTTCTTCCAGGTACGGTTCCCAACAGGTATGTATGGGATACTATGATTATGCAAAATGAACCACACTAAGGCATATGCCTCTGCTAATTTCATAGTGGTTAGGGGGTTTTGCACCATTATGGGTTCCTCTATTGCTATTAATACAGTACCATCTAGTGCCCCAGTATCAATGAGCTGATCAAATTTGGATGCAATGTTATAGATCCTATCCTCCCAAGTTCCCTTCCCACCATCAATATGTATATGTGTAACGAACTCGTTGTTCTCAGTCAGCACTAGGGTTAACTGCTGGCTATCTACGTCGATCCCTCCTACTCTACATTTAGTGAGGCTCTTGGGGCTTAGCTCAGAAAAGTGGGATAACCAGTAGTTCCTGTCTCTATTAACTCGCCCATTGCAACCCCTACATAGAGTTACCAAGTTTGAAAATGAACAGTTTTGTTTTATGTAATTAATATGATGGACACATATATCATCATTCTTCCCACACAGCTTACAGATGCCCCCGTCTCTCCTTGCCACTACATGCTTAACCTGATGGAATACTGCTGGGTAGTAATCATCAACTATTTCAGAGACATCATTAACCCCTCTCAAGGTGCATCTTATCTGATTCTTTATTTTAGCGGCCCTTTCCTCTCCGTACAGCTCCTCAAAACTAAACCCCTTGGAAAGAGAGGTCTGGCCCATGTGGGAAATGGAACTCTTTTCTGCCATCTGTTTTACCCTTACATCAGTATTTTTGGTTCTTCCAGCAATCCAAGGACGGTGACCTTTCTGAAATGCAGATCTAGGAACTATGTGAAGTTTCTTTCTGGCCACCGAGATTTTATCCCTTATCTCTATTTTTCTCTCTGGGGTTTGTTTGCTCCTAGACTCCGTAGATTTAGTAACCCTCTCTGAAACTTTTACTGGGTCAGAATTGCTGCACTTAGCACTGCAATACACTTTTCCCGTATGCAACCGTTTTCCGCAGATCTTACAAGTCTTCATAATCTGTATTGTATCATAATCTCTGATAAAAGTCAAATTGGATCGGTCGCATCAACCTCCAAAGTAATCATAGTCTTCCGTATCCTTTTACTGCCCTCTGTAATGCCAGGACACAAAATTCCTCTGGTATATTCGGTTCCTCATATACATTGCAGGGATAGTTTCTCCATCCCAGTTCCATATCCCCTAACTTTGTGTACGCAGTACCCCAAATATTCCCATCAAGATCCATCCCCATAACCGTATCATTTTCTGCACGCTGATAGTAATAGTATAAGACCGGATTACAAACTTCTAATACTTTCACAGATTCTTTCCTATCTCCATCCCTCTCCTCGTCACTTCACGGGATAGAGCATTCACCTGTACTTCGTAGATACCCACTAACCTATCTAGTAAGTCTCTCTCAGCCTTAACTCTTTCCACTAATTCCACCATCTGTTGTAGACGAGGGCTGTTGTTAATGGCATCATTCTCTACTGCCGTCTGTGTTCTCTTAGCTGTCTCCATCTTCTGTTCTCGGATTGTCTTTCGAAGTTCGTCATTATAAATAGATTTCAATCCGGCATACTTGACATCGATAGTGGACAATAAGTACATCCCATACCCACGATAAGCAGTAAGGCGGAGCATCATATTACCTAGTTCCTGATCACTGATACCATCTACAGACTCAGGAAACTCTATGAGTTCTCCATAAGACTTTGGCCTCTTGATATGAAGCACTTCTCTGTATCCCTCTACTATATCTTGAAACGGAATCTCTATCTCGTCACTCATTTCTGCTCCTCTCTAGGGAATGGTAGGATTTCCTTACCAGCACTAACATTAGCACAGACAGCAGCAAAGTCGCAACGAGTAGAACACCCAGTACACTTAATGGGCACTTTGTTCTGTTCGATACATGTTCTGATATATCGCAATTTCTTTTCTATTTGGCGCACAAGAGCAGGATACTTGTACTCACCCTTCTTACCCCTGGCCACTACGTCACCTGTCTCTAAATTCACCTCTATATCGAAGTAACGTGGTGTCTGATTATCCTTATTCTCATATGTAATCACACCCAGAGGAACCTTAGTGGCATAGCAATACATGGACTGCTGACAGATATGGTTCCATTCCGGTTCATCCAACTTCTGAAATCCACTATCGTAGATAGATTTAAGCTCCCAGATATACAGCTTACCCTCAATAGAGATCAGTCCATCATATCTTCCTCTCAGACTAAGTTCCTCTATAACGGCTGATCCTTCAAATTGTACTACCTTGAATGGTAGGCTCCTGTGTCCATTAGGCTCTACCGATACTGGCATAGATTCCATTTCCTTTAGCCAGTCCTTCCACCTGTCATGCACATAGTTTCCATTAGCCATGCGCCTAAAGGATGGGGTATCAGTAGTGAATACTATGTATCCTAGGGACGATAAGTAGATCAGCCTAGCTTCCTTACCTACCTCACTTACTGAGAAGTTCCTGAACTTACCCTGTACCCTAGTATTCTGTACCCCCTTGACCTTGTACTTCCAGAAGGAGTTAGCAGCCTTAGCTAGAGGAGAGGTAACTGCCTTGTCCTTAGCTTCATCTTCTGCTGCCTTGTCAGGATTCAGCATCTTATACAGTTTATGTTGAGCCATTATAGTCCCCCTAGCATTTCGACATTCCAATTCCTAGCCTTGCAGTACTCAAAGAACCTATCACGATGCCATCCAATAGACCAGCCCAATATAGGAGCAGCCTCATCTACGAATCCATCAGTCACTGTAATAGCTGCTACAAAATGTGGAGCTACTATCCTGTACCAGTGCTCGTCCCTATATTTCACCATAACTGCGGGGAATGAATGCCCCGCGCCTCCATTTCCCATCATTCCATATCTCCATGAACCTCAGCAGCTTTGCCTTAACCGCCTCCTCGTCTTCCAACTCGGTCTCATCAACTCGGCAAATGGGTATCCTATAGTTCTCCCATATCCAATCGTCTCTCTTCTTATCCCTCTTCTTGGACATATGAGTGTACTTGCTATCTAACTCAAATCCTGTATGGGACTCGAAGCAATAGCAGTCTAAGGAATAGGGACCAACTGCAACTTCGGAGTCTACCTCAAATCCAACTTCATTAATTAACCTCAGTAGCTTCCTCTGAGCTTGGCTAGTTATCATTATTCTCTGCCTCTTCAACTAGTTTAGCAAGTTCCTCGTATACCTCTGGATGTTCGGTGATAAAATCAATGCATCCCTTTTTTCCCAACAACCTACCATCTGGGAATGCTGGGTATTCATAAGTATACCCCTTGCTATTCTTAATTACCCCTAACTCTATAGCTCTGAGAGCAACCATCTTCTCTAGGTCAAGCTTGCCATTAAATAGAAACGGTAACTCACATGTTAGGACAGGATGGAATGTCTTGTTCTTAACCGTCGTCATCCTAATGATGTAGCCGATCTTAATGTCCTTATCCTTAACTGTTTCTTTGATTGATGGTCCCCTACTTATGTTTACATTGATAGAGGCATGATGCTTCTGTGCCCTACCACCAGGCATTGTCACACCAGACAGACCTGGGAATCTACCTATCGTATCCCTAACTTGATTGATCAGAAGCATTACCGTTCCATTCTTATTGGCTGACTGAGTAATTCTCCTCAACCCCTTATTCAACATTCTGGGTTGTAGACCAATACTCTGATCTCCCATAGCACTTTCATCCTCTGCCGTGGGGAGTAGAGCTGCGATACTATCTAGGACTACCATTCCTACTCCTGCCTTAACCATCTCTTCAGCAGCAGATAATGCATCCTCTCCTGTATAGGTGGTAACTATGATCAACTTACTAGTATCAATCCCTAAGACCTGTGCCCATACCGGATCAAACGAGTGTTCTACATCTACCAATCCTGGTACTAGCCCTTGCCTCTGAGCAGCAGCGATACATAGATAAGATAGTAAAGACTTTCCACTGGACTCCTCCCCATGAAATATCGTAATTCTGCCCTTGGGTAGACCTCCCCCAAGTATATCATCAAACTGTCTGATCCCCGTCGAAATTCGTTGAATTGATAGGGAAGGGTCACTACCTACCATGACATCAGCATTCTTAAGAGCTGACTTCAGATACTTCGTTATCTCCTCCAGACTGTTCGTTTCCGACTTCTTCTCCGGTTGTATTGTCTTCGTCTTCTTCATCTTCTTCGGCATCTAAAACCTCCGCTTCTTCTAACGCAAAAGCATCATCATTCTTACTAAACCAGCATGGGCCTGTTACGGGGTCCACTACAGGAACGAAGTTGCCTAACTGAGGAATTGGCCTAAGCATTTCCTCTAGCATAATATACTTAGCCCTGTCTAGCACATCATTCCTAACCTCACACACAATAGCATCATGGTGAGTAAAGAGGACAGTAGCTAGTCCCCTGCCGAACTCTTCCTTAAATCTCTTATGTACGCGCATAGCTGCAAAGTGCAGGATGTCAGTTGCTGTACCTTGAATAGGTTGGTTAACTGCCTCTCGTAGGAGAGCAGCTCTTTGCATTGGAGACATCTCCGGTGTTAGATGGATATGTCTCCTCCTCCCATAGATATCCTCAACATAATTCCTAGTGTAGACTTGGTTGGCTATCTCCTCCGTAAAGCGCTTCCACATTGGGAACCTACGGTAGAATCCAGCTATGTACTCGATGGCTTCATCCTTAGAACAGGGCATACTTTTACTTAAACCCCACTCTGTCTCCCCATAGCAGTTTCCAGTTATAAACATATACTTGTCTGACCTGGCTATTACTGTTCCTAACCCAGTACGCACGCACCAGGAAGGTTCCAAACCACAGGTTCGTAGTTTGATCTTTTGCCCAGTGAGTATTGGATCACTAAGTATTATTTTCTGGCTTGTAGACAACGGGTATCTATTATTCGGATTCCTATGTTGGGACACAAAATACCCCTCTAAGAAGGCAGCTAGCTTAATAGCGTCAAGTAGCTCTCCTGCATTTTGAGTGATTACCCTGCTTTTATTCTTTTTGCAGACTGTTCCCTCAGCATAATACGCATTCAGCAAGAAAGCTCCCCTAGATTTTTCATTCAATGATAGAATAAATTGGTCTAACGTAACATTATTCAAACCAGACTTATTCCATAGGTACTTAGAGTAGCTACTAGTAAGATGATAACCAAGTACGCCACTAGACATAACATATATACTAGCTAGCGCATCTTCTTGATCCAGCAGCCATTCTATATGCCTGCAGAAATTGTCTTTCTTTTGCCAAATAGTATTGCTGTTTCCTTTTATACTACCATCTGTCATTAGCCACGCTATTATAGCAGCCTCGTTTTCTGTTACATCTGAGTTTCCTCCGTCAGAGTGAGATGCCAGAATTAAATTAGACTCGACATCAATATCCTCAACAGCAGACAGCTTTTTAAGATAGTACCTAGAGTAAGCTCCTAATCTCTTAGGAAGACCAGTATGCCTATGATTATCAACCCACCGATGTCCTATCGAGCATTTGAGTTTGGTATTCGCATTGCCGAATTCCACCATAGGAGTGGACTCGTTATAGATAATATCCTCTACTGTTGTCCATTCGTTTCGTCCAGATAACATATTATAGCCTAGAATGACGTCTCCGATATATACTTCGCCATATTTCTTCCATCCGCCTCTAGTTAACATTTCATCTGACATAGGCAAGCACACGCCAAAGTTTAACGTCTTCGCCTTCTTACGAAATAGTGGGTCAGCCATCACTTTTCTCGTGCCTTCGTCTATGTGTGTCGGGGAATGCAAGACATTGATAGCCACGTAGTTATGTAGATCATCCCTTACTGCCGCTAGCATAGCGTCATCGTGACTCATCAGTGCAGCAATATATAGCTCTATTTGACAATTATGAGACACTACCCCCGCTGATAGACAGAATCTATGAGTATTCTCTACCTCTATGTCAAAGCATCTTCTAAGCCCGACGAAAACTTTTGATACCACTTTATGGTTGTCTTTTTTTCTACTGCTATGATAGCACTTAGAACTACAATAACCTGAATCTTTGATTCCCTGACTATTAGGCACTCTAAATTGCTCCCCACAAGTCAGGCACTGCTCTATATGACTATGCTCATGTTTACCGTAATTGGGATTACCGCATCCTTCATAACTTCTGTGTTTCCCTGCTTTTCCGCCCCATTGAGAACCATTTTGCCTAGCTGCATGGTAACTATTATGCTGAGAGGAACTCCACCCTAACTCCCAGTTAGAGGGGTTATTATTTAATGGATTATCATCCTTGTGATGTACTACCTTGACCCCATAATAGTTTCTAACCATAGTATTTATACTAGTCCTGCCATAGTGCTCTCTACCTTCAAATACAGACCTATTAGACGGATGTAGAGAATCCCCTACCACAAGATCTTTAACTCTTATTAACCTAGTATCAGGGTCTACCATACCACCGCAGTATTTTAACTGCATTTTGTGATCCTCAGACGCAATAAAAGATCTCTCGTTGTCCAACCCGACATAGTAGCAGGGCTGCAACCCCATATCCCTTACGGCCAGAACTTTAGATAGACAGTGGAGTTTATTCCAGCTTATTACTAGGTCTCCTGGTCTAATGTCCTTAATAGGTACATCCCCACCAGGAACCTGTATAAGAGTATCTTCCTCTAAGCAGTAGTCCCCAGAGAGAATTGAATATCCCTCAGGAGCCTTGATCATTCCTCTCATTGACTTAGTGTCAGGAATGTTTTGTAGGGTAGGTTTTCCGTAGGTGACTCTCCCAGTCTTGGCCCTACCAATCTTAGCCTCAGGATGTACCCTACTGTTCTTATCAAGAAATCTAGGGATGCCCTTCGCGCTCCCGCCTACCAGCGAGATAAGAGTCTTTCTCTTTCGATAGTTCCTAATATTATGAACCAAAGGAATGTCATCATACTTGATCAGAACTTCCTTATCAGATACTGAGTTCTTCTTACCCTTAGTCTTCTTAAGGGATTCCAATCCTATTTGATTGAACAAAAGATCCGCTACCTGCTGGTCACTTCCGATGTTCAATTCAGGTAAGCTAACCTCAGTTCGAATCTCATTAGCTAGGACTGTGTTCTCTCCCTGCAGCTGTGTCTTCACCTGAGTCATAAGGGGCACATCAATTAGGACACCATGAATCTCCCACTCCATCGTCTGATGAATAAGGGGCTCCGTGAAAGTCCCATACAGTTCCAACAATCCCTCTGCTTTGACCAATGGGTACAGTGCTCTAGCAACTCTCAACTGGGCATCTGCATCCTTAGCATTGTAGATCCACAGATCTTTTTCTGGCGGGGCAGAGAAATCCTTTTTGCCTCTCTTACTATTCTGTGCCACTAGCTTCAGGAAGTTGTCCTTATACAGTGGCATGTCAGTATATTGGGAAGTTAGATAATCCAAAGAATGTGGATCTTCTTCCCTAATCAAATGATGAGCTAGGTCGTTACTCCAAATGAAGGACTTAGGATTTAACTCCGCCCCATAAAACTTAAGGCATTTGAAATCAAACTTGATGTTATCCCCACAGACACTGGCTTCTATGGATAGTAATCTCTGAAAGAACTTTACGACCATGTTGAAGTCGTCCTGGGTCCAGATATCAGCAGCATACCTACCAAGTAGAGGAATGGTATAGGAAGTGTAGGGCTCAAGACAGACTGCTCCGCATAGTATTCTAGCCGACATCCAGTCAAGGGATGTAGTTTCAATATCCAGACTGTAGGAACCTTTAGATTCAACTTCCTTCAGGAGAGTAGTTAGATCTTCCCCTGGCCCTAACACGTAGTAGTGTGCAGTCTCAGCCTTCTTACCAAAGACTAATGAAAGGTCTTCCATCACATCTGACTGAGCCGTGGGGTTGTGACTGTAGAGTAGGTACGCAGGATGATAAGTGGAGACTACCTTAGCATTGGGGAATTGATCCCAGGTATGCAGACCACGGTGTTTAGATATCTTTGTTTCACCAGTGACTGCAAATAGGGCTGGGTCCCCTAACGTGATCACGATATCAGGATTGCATCCCCCTATCTTCTTAAGGAAGTTTTCCCTACATAGTGGGATACAAGACAGAAGATCTAGACTCTTATCCTTCTTATTGGGTCTGCAACCCAACACGTTAACGATACGACACTGATCTCTTGTAACACCAAACTTAGCAAGGATCTCCCATAGCTTCTTTCCAGCATCACCAACAAATGGGATGCCATCCCTCTCCTCCTGCTCACCAGGAGACTCACCAAGAATGAGAATCTTGGAGGCAAGATCACCCCATCCGTCAATGTTGTTGATCTTAGAGGACTTGTAAAGTTGACATTTGGTGCAGAAAATTTCTATCACTCTCACTTCTGTTTAGAGACAATACAACCACATTGATGACACATATCAGTTCCATACTTGACAGTACTATACCTTACCACCTTAGGTACAAGACTACTTCTGCTGGGTTTCAAACTGCTTCTGCATCTGTGTAAACAGATCATCTACATCCTGCACAGATGGCACCTTGAATGCACCAGCACCAAAGTTCACAGGGCCAACATGAGCCATGAAGAAACTATGCTTAGGATACCTCACGATATGGGAATGGAAACCAAGTCCCATACTATCGAACGAGAATCCAAACATACCAGACACAGAAATAGACTTAACCTGTACTGCTGCCTCTCTATAAAACACTTACTTCCCCTCCTACAAATTCGCTATGTCAATACCAATACTCGACTTATTCTTATGCTCAGTAATATGATGATTCACTAACTCAGTGATAGTAGCGAACTCCTTCCGACATGTTTGACAAATATGTTTAACCTCAGGCTTAGGTTCCTCAGCCAGACTCTTGAGAAGAGTTTTCTGCGCGACTACCTTATCCTTATTCTTTGACCCAGGCTTACGACCTCTCTTCTTTGGGGCAGGAGTAGGTGTCTCAGATGGTGGGTAATTACTAGTGTCGTCAGTCTCAGTGCCCTTGATCAATACCGATGGGGCCAACGTAAGGACTGGTTGTTCCTGTATAGTCTCGCGTTCCTCAGCAGTCCCCATAGTTTCCACTGTATCAAAGGGGACCAGTGGAAGATCAGTCTGCGGCATAGTAGTCTCATGCTCCTCAAGGTGAGCCCCAATAATCTTCTTGAGATTTGACACTATAATTGCCAATTCCCCCAACGTCTCATTGATATCTTCCATAGCCTTATCTACTGGCCTCTGAACAGCTGGTCTTTCTCCAGTAAGTTCCTGCAGTCTTTCGTATACCATGTCACTAGAGGCATCTAGACTCTGCGTTATAGCAGACCTCGCCTGAGTTAGCTGATCAGTAATGCTTCCATCAAGATCAATCTCTGCCATGTTAATACCAACCTTAACCCATTTCTTATCACGTTCGTTCGTGTCACCAACTGGTATGGTCACGTTAATATCAGTACCAATCTTCATTACTTATCTTCCTTCTTACCAAACAGGCTCTGGTATAGCTGCCTGGACTTAAGGGGGAGAGGGTCAGACTTCGATAACAGCTCTGTCTTAGGTTGCTCAACAGGTTGAAGAGATGCCTTTACCACTTCCTTCTTTGTGTCCTCTGGTGTGTATGGATATGCCTTAGCCGCTGCCTCTACCTCGTAGGGTGCTTCAGCCCTAATAGAAAACTGAGTTGGATCATTGGGCATGAAGTCATAGGATCTACTATCCTTACCCTTACTCATGGTGTAATCGTAGTCCCTGTCCAACAGAGTACCATACTTCTGTCTGAGATTCTTGAGCTTGGTAATTATGTAGTCATCCTTGCCACGCCCCTGTCGTAGGAGCATCACCTGATTAACTTTAGTTACGTAGGCTGTAGTTTTCCCATCAGCAGACTGCATAGCCTCACTCCCCTTTGATGGAACCATCGAGTAGGTCTCATAGACGTATACCCAGGCATTCCACTTGGAGGTGTACTTGAGTCCATCGGCACAGTACTTGCATCCGTTATTTGGACCAACACAGTACCTCTCTGAGTACATGGTCTTGCCACCACTCGTGTACTTGATGGCATGGGAATGTACAGTCTCCATATCCTCCGCCTCAGTAAGGAATCTAATCCGTGCCATATCTCCATCATTCTTGAGGTAGAGATTCCTTTGGTAACTCTGAGTTCGTTCCCCCTGTCGGGTACTCCCCTCACCCTTCTTAAACAAACTATCTAATCCCTTAGTCACTTAGTAATCCTCCTTCAACACTTTGCATTTTTGTCTACATGATCGTAAAAGTGCATTGTAAGCTGTAGTAGTGAGATTCATTGCACTCTTGACCTCTGTTGTACTAGCCCCGTTGTATCTCCTATATATCAGGTCTGTTTCTTTTTCCGTCAGAGTAACAGGTAGGAGATGACTCAAGGGAGTTACCTCTGGAGCTGGAATAGAGAAGCCATCTCTCTCATACCAGGTGTTATCCTCGGCAGTGTAATCACACCCCACAGGATGCTTTCCATAGGTTATAGGATCAGTGGGGTGAAAACTCGACTCAGTAGTATCGTATGATGGACCACGCCCCACATTCTGGTATCGTCTCTGTTCTTGCTTGATCATGTTTCTTATCCTGTTTTGCATGGCCGAGTACACATACGTACTGAACGATGCCCCAAACTTGGGGTTATAGTATCTCGAACATTTTACTAGCTGTATTAGTAACTCCTGCTTAACGTCATCTGGACTGATTCCCCGTACTGAGTAAGATAACTTATCAATTCTGGGGCTCCAATTCTTGATCAGATCCGTCTCCGCTTTGCTCAACTCCATTACTCTCTCCCTCATCTTCCTCTAATACTACTGTATGATCTACTATGTAATCCCATACTCGAAGACACTTATCTTTTCTGCTACACCTAGAACATCCTCTCTCTGTATCCATCTCCTCTGCACACTGCTCTGTGATGTGTATTAACATCTCAAAAGCCCTAGTGGAAAGGACCGTAAAATGCACTGAGTTGATCGGCTTGTATTTATTCATGTTTGAAATTATACAGCATGGTGGGTATTCGACCCTCGACTACAGATAGTAGCTCTCCCAAGCTACAGTCTTGTACATCCTTCTTTCCCTCAGGTAATCGGATAGCCCAGGTAACTACCCCTAAACCCATTAACTTTTCTGCCGACTCCCTGATACAATCCTGTCCTGCCTTATCGGTATCAAAGCACAGTACCACTCGGTTACTCAAGTACTTCACCCCAGCTGCCTGAGTATCACTCAGATTAGAGCCAAGGATAGAGAGAGTACTCTTGTATCCATTCTGCCACATCCAAATTGAATCCAGTGATCCTTCAACCAGGTAGAGGTACTTAGCAGGTTGATACTTGTTCATACCGAATAGGTGTTGGGATGCCTTAAATCCTGCGGAGTATTTATACTTCGGTTCATCCCCTACGACTGTCCTCCCTATCGTACCAGACACTACTCCATTCCTACTGATGACTGGTATTACTACCCTACTAGATTCAGAGTCATAGCAGATAGAGAACTCTTGGATAGTGCTGTCCTGAAATCCCCTCTTCCTCAGATATTCAAAACCTACATTGTCCTCCTCATAAGATACAGTCATTGAACTACTGTAGACTATACCATCTGAATCTTCAAGTAGGAACCCGCCAAACTTCTCCACTAACTCAGTTGTCCGACCTGTAGCTCCACAGGAAAAGCAATGATAGATTCCCTTCTCTCCTATGTTGATCCCTAACGAGGGCTTGGTGTCATTATGAAAAGGACAGATAGACATCAACTCATCGTCGCTAACGGATCTAACTCTTAACATACCGCACCAGCCTCCAGTTAACTCTCTCCAGATCTACATTTTCCATGTTGGCACCCTAGACTGTAGTATAATGGCGTCTTGAGCTAGGGACTGAGTAAGTGTCTCGGCCCTAACCATCAGACCTAGCCATTCATTCATATCAAACTCTTTACGGATGACCTTCTTACTGTCTGAGTAGTACATAATAACTACTCTCCTACTGGAGTCATACTCAAGATCAGCTTGCATCTTATCAGCTATTATATTCTTTTTACCAGTCCTGCCAAAGAGTTTCATTGCAGTCTCCTCCGTGTCTCGTCTTCCCATCTTCCCTACCACCCATCAACCCGATCCTAATCTTGTAGAGAACCAGGGCTAAACCCTGAATCTCTTGATCAGTCAGTAGACATGGCTTGGTAGGATTTAACCCATTGTATCTACTGATGATCCTAATCAGTTCAAAGTAACATAAACTAAGACTTGGTTCTGGCATCAGACCATTCCTGTACCTTCAGGTACCGCTGATATTTTCTCTCCAAATGAATCTTGCTGTCTTCATACAGAGCTTTTGCCACTTCACATGCATAATTTCCAGCCAAGTCTACTGCAAAAATGCTACTTTTTTTGTAGACGTGTGAGCCACAACTGGGGGCATACTCTCTGGCAAACTCAAGAAATTGATTCACCAAGGATTCCGATCCACACATCTTCAGCATCGGGTATTCGGACCTAAAGGTGATGCTACCATCACCATCAAATAAACCCCTCCAGAAGTCCCTATTTTTTAATAGGCAGGTGGGTGCCTTTGCTATAAAGGTTTTATGTGGTACTACCCCATACCTCTCCAACTCCGACACTAGATGAGAATCATACACTGTTAGTTGTGAAGATCGATATCCGGTGGTAGGATTTCTATAGTCCACAACCTTAGCAGTAGTGCCCAAGAACTCCTTGAACTTTAGAATATGATCCCTATCATCGGCTGATAATCCTAGTTTTACACTCTTAGTCCCATATCTAGTCTGGCTGACATATCCATCCGCCATTAAGAAACCGATCCAATACGATGACTCCTCAGTTAGATTATCAAAAGCATCAGTTCGGGTTACTGTAGTCTTTTTGTATCCAACCGTACGGGTTGGTATACTATTCTTGGCTAGGATATATCTAATCCTTCTACCGCTGAGACCATAAGACTTTCCTATTTCATCAGTAGTCATACCCCCATTGAGATAATCAAGCTTTATCCGGTCCACTAAAATCTGATAGTTTGGGATATCCGATAGCTTGTAGTATATTCTTTTCCCCAATCTTTTAGCCAGCCCCCGCTCTATGTTTGAACCAGCAGAGGGAGCTATTCTAAACATGGAGTCACACTTTGGGATCATAAAAAGATCCACTCCCATAAGAGTATCCGCTGATAATGCTCTTCCTTGAGTTTCCAGATATTTGTTTGCCCAGTAATCCCAGTGGGGGACATATGGCACATTACCACACAGTAAGATTATCCTACTGATATCTGTAGCTCTCTGTACATTTCTCTCCCTCTCTGTATCACTGACCAACTCCCTACAAGAGTTGGTGCTGATAGGACCGGAAACAAATATACATTCCCCATCAAAATGTGTTGGCTTGTACTTAACTTTCATTAACCCTCCTACTTCGGAAGTACTGCCCTATTGTCAGGAAGCTTGATACCCAACTTCTCCAGCCTATCCTTTTCAATAGCCTTCATCATCATGTCAGCGCATTTGAAATGCACATATCCTTTCTGACCGTCGGTGGTTTCATACTTCATAAGAGTACCGTCACCCTTCTCGCAGAGATGACAATTTACCAACCTCCCAGTAATCTTTCCGTGATTGTAGTAGCTTTCTGGACGAGTCTTCACTTCAGCTACTGGGGTAGGTTCCACTACCTTGGGTTCTACTTGAGTTGTTACGATCTCAGGCTTGGGATTAGCAGCTCTCTCCTCCATAGTCTTTTTCATCAGCTTCTTAAACTTAGGGCTTCGAGTCTGCCTTTCTAAGTTTCTTCTCTCTTGTCTATTCATATATACTACTTATTCCTCCTACTACTACTCTGCTAACCTAACCTTTACTCCTGCCTGTTTGAACATCTCCAACGATGATACTTCATCTTGGTATTCTTTTAGACTAGCGCATACTACCTCAACAATACCAGCATTAATAATGGCCCCACAGCAATGTACACAAGGGGTGGGGCAGTAGCAATACATCTTGGTTCCCCTAGTTGCCACCCCAAGAAGGGCTGCAGTGTGAACACAGTTCTCTTCAGCGTGCTGTGCTGGGCAGTATTGCATCCCTTGACCTGATCTATACCCTGCCACATATCGTGGGCACTCACTGTGTTCATTAAGGACCACATCTCTACGGTCCTCTCTGTACCGTCCATTAGTTTCATAGGATTTAATATCAGATCCCTCAGGTATGATCAACATCTTATGACCATCTGGTGCTGTAATAGGAAAGACCTTCGTGTAACAAGGATCAATATGAGAGGGGGCACCATTGTATCCAGATGATACTAAGCGGTTATCCTGGGTCACTATGACAGCCCCAATTTTCCTACTCTGACATTTGCTATTGATAGAGACTGTCTTTGCAATCTCCATGAAATAGGAATCCCATGTCATATACTATCCTCCCCCTAGCTTGAATGTGATTTGGGTTTCAAATCGTACTGGATCAAGATACGCAAACCTACCACATTCATCAAGTAGGATAGTAGATCCATCATCCTGTATTGCCACACCACTCATATCACAGTACATCAAGTTAAACTCTAGTCCTAACTCTTCTAACTCGTCACTAACCCATCCCCCCTTTTTCCTGTCCCACACTTTAATATCCACGTTCATAACTAACCCCTATGAACTGAATTAGGTATGCCATTTGAGACTCATAAAAAGATATTCGGATGGCCGGATATCTTTATCGAACCTAACATATGCATATTCTGTGATGGAGATTACTGGCATGGGGCTGAGAGACCTGATCAACAAAAACGAGATTTTAGGAACTTAATACTCTTCTGACCAGTCTTAGTAAGGCAAGTAACCTCAGCATTCATTGTAGCCGCCTGAATATCCATTGCTTTCTGTGACCTATAGGCTGTAACTATCCACTGGTTAGTCTCAGGATCAAGGACTTCAACTCCACCACCCATTGTTGGTACTCGAAAAGTAAGACCCCTATACGTGAACTTGCTAAATAATGTTGCGTGCTTTGCCATCTACTTCCTCCATCTCCTGTACTCTGTTACTATAGTGTATGTGAATCCAATACCAGCCAGTACTAGTAACCCAACGAATACTGCTATTACCCAATCCATCTTATACCTTCTCTACCTTAATTCTAGACCCATCTCTCATCATCACAATAATCTTACATGCACCATCATGGGCTGTAAACACGTTCTCAAATTCAGTATCTATTACCTCTTGAGTAACAGTACACTCTTGTCTCTTGCTCTTTCTAGTGGCCTCTGGATGTACACAACACGACACCTTATACATCTTTACTCTCCCCCTCTTTCTTAACAAACCTTCCAGTGAAAATTACTTCCTTCTTAGCTCTCGATACCATCTTCAGACACACAGTACACTTCCACATTGGGTTCTCTTGTGTACCGCAGGGATTAAATACCCTCCTGCCCTCACCATGTATTGCATCTTGCTGTTCACTCTTGCATGTACAAGGTCCTATCATTAATGTATCCTTTCTACACCTTCACTACCCTTACTACCACTGGCTTCCACTTTTTACTGAGTGTTATCTTACGAAGATAATTCTCACAATCCTCAGCACTCGCATAACATCTGGTCCCGCATACCAGATTCCAGATATTGTAGACACCAAAGGTAGAGAGTATCCCCTTACCATATGCCTCCCAACAATGGCTGCCGCTTGAGTCTACCTGCTCCACAATAAAGTATGTCCTAGGTCTACCAAGTAGTTTCATTAGTATACCCTCTCTAACTTCTCACACTTAGCTATGTCCCCTGGAGTCACCAGGTACTCGTCATCAGTCAGGGGAAACCCAGCACTACTATATGCTTCCTGCACCATCTCACTGCACACAAGATACTTATCCTGAATATGTGGTGCTCTCCAAGGAAGACCAAATACTATCTTAGCCAGAAGAATACCTGATCTCTTCCAGCCAAGAACCTTTACAGTCCAAATCACAATAGGGTAGTCATATTGGTTTCCCCAAGTCTCCCGTGCTGCCTTAACAATACTGTTCCTCTCAGAGTTATTTAGATCAGGCATGCGATAGATAGCTATGTCACTATTACCATACCTGCTCAAATCACTAGCGACTACACCATCCTTGTCAGATTCATAGATTGTATAGTCACCATCTTCTTCATGACGAGCTACTAATGCAGCATGATTCCACCGTGACCTTGTAGCAAACTGAATCAGTCGCGCTGAGAAACTGCTACCATGCACCAATACTATGTCTCCTGGCTTTAGAGTAATCATCTTATTTCTCCTCTTTCTTAGACTCAACCCATTCCTCAATAAGAGCCTGAGCTAGACGAGAGTAGTTTCGTTCATCCTTAAAGGAATCAGCAATACTACCCTCCCCCTCTGTAGGTAACTCAAACCCCTGCCTCATCTTACCGTAGATATTTATGATACGATAGAGTTTTTCAATCTGATACTTAAGGGCTTCCTCTACCGGATCACCACTACCAATTCCAAAGTCCTTCTTGATCCTGGCTGTAGCCTTGAAGTTGGAGAGTACATCGGGTTTGATCTCTACACCATCAGAGGTGTACCCCTTTCTACGTGAGCGGGAGATACCCATCTCCTCTTCATTCCACTTTGTAACCCTACCCTCATACTCTTCTGCATTCATCTCTACTTCTCCTCGTAGAGTGTTAACAGTCTTTGGTCCTGGGTATACTGATCAGCAGCGTCATTAGCTACCACAGTAGGTAGGTGTCTCCAGCATCGGCAGACCTCGACATTACCAAGCCCCCACTGAAAGTCATCCTCACCAATAAACCTGCCACAGGTACTACAGTGAGAAGCCTTACCAGGGGCTTTGGCTGACCATACCCTCATTCCCAAAGTACCAAACCCAAGATTCAAATTCCTCTTCAAAATCATTTTCACTATCTCTCTCCCTCCTACTTAGTTATAACTTTCCCTCTACTACTTATTATACAGGCACTTTTCTACTTTTTACGTGAATTTTTGGTAACGATTTTCTTTACGTTGTGTATCCTCCCAACTGATCAGCATAGGAAGTGTTCCACCAATCAAACTCATCTATACCAAACAGAGTATTGTCCGACTTGTAAATATTTGAGAATGACATCTCCTCGTGATATTCAGAGTCATACCAGAACTGAGGTAGGACCTCACAGCAAGTGGCCTCTACCATGATAAGAGAATTATTCTCTCCATGTACTCTTACCCATGCATGGGATAGGGGAGAGTTATTCGTCGATAAGGTTTCTGTGTGCCCTATCACTATGTCTGTCTTGTATCCATTCCTCTCAAAGTACCACTCCAGGTAAGCTGACATTTCAGAGCAGTCAAAATAGTCTTCCTTATACAAGTCATAAAAGTTGAGATTACTCTCCAGTACTGCAAGCTTGCGGATGACATCTGTCCTAGTGGGAGTCACCTCTTCTCTCTCACAGTAGTATCCTGTAGGAACTGGATTTACATCAGCTCGAGTATAGACAACACTAAAAATGACTATAAAGAACACAACCCATAGGGCCACTAGACAAAGTATATGCTTAATCATGAAGACCATCCTTGTAACGCGCAGATTAGTTTACCAGTAGGGGTTACTGTCACAATGCCATGCTCCACTATGAGCCACCCTAATTTCTCAAGCTTATATACTGAATCCCTTTCACAATGTAGAATTAGATCCCAGTGATTCTTATGAAATGTTTCTAATACAGACCAATCCTCATTGGTAAGGGGCTCTATTTCCAACTCTGTCTGTTTCTCTTCGTCCACGCTAATGAGTTCACTAGGAAGTTTTCCCATTGCTCCACTGTGTACCACAGAACTACTCCTCCATTTGGTTCTACTACCTCTATATACTGAGTAACCGGATTGTACCTGAACGTCACGTTACTAGACATTCTTACTCTTCCTCCTAACATTACGATGACACATAGATATTAGTTTCTCTTTCAACTCATTGCGACTGAGAGATTTATGAAGTAGGGCTGCTATGGTAGCGGCCTCCATGTTGAGCGCATATACATTATTACATTGCCCTGCTATGAAACATCCTGGTTTGACCCTTACTAATTCTGAGTCTCTTAGATCATCCTCAGTTACCCCTGTCTGGAGGTCACCTAAATCGTATATTATCTCTACATAGTTAACAAAGGGGCGTGTATCTCTAAGGTGAAGTAGGTATGCCTCTTTGTAGATAATGATCTTTTCTGATGGTGTCATCTTTTTCATGCCCCCCTCATGATAAGCGACCAATAACGTCAGGGTCGAAACAGTAGGACCGGTTAAACGAATTAACCTTTGTTCGAAGTCGCCTCTGAGCCAGTAACTTAGCCTCCCCTACTGTCTCTCTCCATTCTACTGGGCCAGATAAGTTTCCGTAGAATAGGAGGTCATGACCTCCAGCTACAGTTCTGTTTGGCCTAATGGTACATACTCTCTTATCATTGATATAACCATCGGCCCCTAACTCGCTGTGCTTCCATTGGATTCTCTTAATGTCCATCTATAATTCCCCCTCATTAATATTCGTTAGATTCGTCCCTTTACTGCGCGGTCCCAATCCTCTTGATACTTAACTCCCCTAATCTTATGCAAACCCAGAGCTGTCCTACACCTAACTGACCTAAATGGATACCTAAATGTAAGTACCTTTATCTCGTTTACTGGAATATCGAGAAGTGTACTTATACACATAACTAAACTGAATTCTCTACCATTTAGGGGAGAGGCAGCACCAAACCACTCCCCATCAGGTGTTACACCAACCCACCAATGGGTTGTCTCATCATACCAGCAGTAGAGTTTCATTGACACTTCATCCGTAGGATCAACACCATAAGCTCCTCATGTTTCTTAGGATTAAATACTACCTCATATGGCACATCGTGGTGGATTCCACCCTGGTCTTGTTTGTTCTTCATAGCTCTGACGCAGCTACCCATAGACGTATACTTTGTTGAGAATCCTATCGCCCTTTGAACTAGACCGTCTGTCTCTACTCTTAGTACCCCCATATGGTAACTCCCATCGGATGTTTTCTCTGGGTAAATATACAACTTTGCAGCACCGTGACCACTACTCATAGCATCTACCCCTCTTTTTGGTGCCCGTTACAACCCCTTATGGAGTGCTGGCCCAACTTACATCCTGGTGACTAATCGTGCATACTCTAGGTCGTCTCCATATACGTGTGCTCCCTTGCTACAGGCTATGAGTTCACCATCATCTACTCCTATTAGGTCTGCCATCATCTCCTTAGCGAGTTGTAGTCCCCCCAGGTTGGTTGGCATCGCCATTGCCATATCCCATGACCGGAAATAACATACCCAATGTAACTTTCCGTATCGTATTCGTGTGTCTATTAGGCGAAGACATGGTGGATCGGCTGAGTAAATCGAGTTCTCATTACCCACCATGATAGTGGCTTGATTGGTATTGTGACCTTGTGTCTGATACATTGCCACTACTGCATCAAATTGGGGGGCTATGTATTGCCCGTAGGTATATGTTTCTCCATCCCTCTTAGTGGAGGATAGCAAGTAATCTTCAGTATAGGACTGTATATATTCATCCGAGGTAGGTGGAGTCATCCCTATTGGCACATCAGGAACCAAGGGCCTTACTCCAGGATTAGTAATCTGAATGGTCACAAAGTCTAGTTCCTTTCGTGTCTGTCCCTCAGTACCCGAACTACCGGAGGTAATGTTATACTCATATCCGTTAGTCAGGATTTCCTTAAGGCACTTATACCACGCCTCGGAGATAGTTGTCGAACTTATGTTTGTAATGTTCATGAGATCCTCCCCTTATCAACACCCCTTACCTTACCTTACACTGGAGAAGAATGGCAAGTAGATCTCCTCTCTTTGTTATGTCCCTTACCGTATGAAAAGTCTGAGTTAGCGACACATGCGCCCTGTTATTCTTTCTAGCATGACGTGTTATGATTCTGAGATTAACTCTCTTCCGTGTATCCTCCACACCCCAGTAAGAGTAGTCATCGTACACATGCAGGTAGTTGAATTTGCCATCCCTATCTACCCAGTAGTAACTCTGATTTTGTAGTCTCTTAAGTATCTTCATTCTTATTCCCCAACTTCTGTAGCAACTGTTTCTTTCTGTCTGTCAGTTCCTCATAACTGAGAGACTTTCTGAGAAGTAGTACAACTGCTGCTCCACCAGTCCCATTTGCGAGTCCTCATAGCCCCATCTCTGGTATTCCCAGGACAAGAGCTGTAACCAACATGTAGGCAAAGAAACAGATTCCCCCCAGTACTGCAACATCAGTTAAACTAATTCTCTTCTTGTTTCTCTTGTTGAAAACCTTCTCCGCTGCTGAAAAAACAAGTAGGATAAACGGTGCGAAGAAAGCTACAGCTACCAATAACGAAATGGCTAGAATTAATCCTGTATTCATCTAATCCCCCTCGCTCTGTCTTAGTCTTGTTCATCCTAGCGATCACCCAAATACTCATACCCAGATACTCCACACTTGGCTTTCAGAATGATGTCTAGCAAAGTCTTGTTCCCGCTAGCGTCCGGTACATACCTGTACTTCCACCCCTGATACTCTTTATCGTGGTAGGATGCATACTCAGAGTTCTTCGCAGAGATAAGCTCTTTTATTAGACTCTCCGCCTCTGAACGAGTAGCGGGTTCTCTATTCCAGATGAACCTACGGATTGTTACCATATCCCAATAGCAGTGAGCTACCCAACCATCTTTCTCACCTACTATCCAGAAGTAGGATACCTTACTTCGTCTTTCTGCCACGTTTCTTCTCCTGCATAATGGTTACTCTACCACACAGACTGCATTGCACAGACCTGGTATGGTCATTCTTATGCCACTTGGCAGAAGTAAATATAGTTCTCTTCTTGCAAAACTGGCACTTCATAGTAGTATCCTCCATAAGAAATTGAATCCTACTAATCCCATAACGCAAACAATGTAAGATAGGAGTATAAGAATGAGAGTCTTGATGTAGTCTCGATCACTAGCCCCCCTTTGTGGACAGTATAAGACATATATAATCCATAGTGGAACCAGTGGCCCCAAGAGTATTAACGCTTCCACACTCTTCTCCCCTCATACGATAGGAGTTCCTCTCTCAGGTCAATAGCTCTCTTGCGTATCTCTTCTTGGGTAGAAATCCTTCTCATTAATCTTACGGCCCCCCTACCCTCCTCAGTAAGTTGGTAGAAATCGCCATATTCCTCTACTTTAATCATCAGGCTTTCAAATCCTGAGATACTGATCGAGTTTTTCCAGCTATCCCCAATCCCAATAATGAGAGTAGAGTAGATATGGTTTGGATCAGCCTCAAAGGAGTCCTCACTCGATTTTGAATTATCCGTTAGGGCTGCTTTGTAAATCAGAAATAGTTCTAGTAATTCATCTCTTTGCATCATGAGACTCCCATTTCCCACTGATCCTAGCTAATAGAATAAAATTCCATAGGTCAGTCCTCTTTGATATATCTCTCGTCCAATGGAATGTCCTGTTATAGGTTCCCATTTTATTGTTGTTACGAGAACGGCTAATAAGATCATTCAGAGTGCTCCTGTTTAAGTCTCTCCCCAAGATTATGCTAGCAGGGCGGAGGTGCAACCAGTTCCATCGGGCACTTTCATCTAACCAGTAATATGAATGCCCTACCAATCTCCCAGGAACTTTTGTCTCTTGGGTCCAAGACTCTACTCTCATATCGACTGCTCCTATTCAAATGGTCTAAAAACTCTGATATCTTCCACTCCACCAGCTGTGAATGTCACAAGTGTAAGAGCCTTTGCCATCTTAGGTTCCCTTACTATCTCAGCGCAGAAATCCTCTCCTGTTGTTACTATCTTGACTCGTACCTCCCCATCACTATCTACAGGAAGCAACTTGAGGTCTGATTGGTCCACTATCCTGACCCTAATGTGCTCCCCCTCAGTAACAAACTTAGCTTTGATAATCATAACTACGCCACGTTCCCTGAGTCTTAGCAATAAGGACTAGGGTTAAGATATTCCCCCTACTCCCTACATCCTGTATGTACTCTAAGTGTAGACCGCGGTATCTCCTACTACTCACAGTCATTCTGATAAATTCTAGCGCAGTATCACTGTCCCTATAGGGGTAGAGACTAGAACTGACGGCAACTTGTCCACCACCGTATGGCCAGGCATCCGCAGCAGCACCCGTATACAGTGCCCTAACATTGCGCTTACCCTCTATCCAGTAATAGGCTGCAGTTTTTAGTTTCATAACTTATACACCTCGCTCAAGGTGAGGACCATTCCTCACCAAGAGTAAGCTAACTAGTCATTTATCTCAAGAGTCACACCAAACGGAGCTTCATCCCCCGACCAGTGGCCAATCTTACACCACATGCAGGGATACCCAGGTTCCTCTGGAAAGCTCGAACAGCACATATCCGTCAAATATATGAATACGGTAGGGGTTATACCCTGCTCCTCAACCCAAGTGAATGGGGGTCTAAAGTCTGTTCCCCCACCCCCCCTAGCGTGCATCTGTACTGGATACTCTGCCTTTGTAAAAGTCTCCACACCAGCAATAGCAGAATCACAGTACACTACATAGACGGTAGCATCAAAGTCCTCTAGGATTCCATTCAGTTCCCCCTGAAACTGAGCAAGCTCGTCATTGCCTATGCTACATGAAGTATCTACAGCTATCACTATGTCCCCTATCTCGTTTGATCTCAGGGATGGAAGATATAGATTCTGATGTATGTATCTACGATTAGGAGGAAACCAGCTATAGTCATTACGTGCAGTAGAGAGT